GGCTCCCCCCGTAAAAAGGGGGAGTCTGAGTCCTATCGCAACCGCCGCGAGTCCTTTAAGGCGCGCCACGCTAAGAATATTGCCAAGGGCAAGATGTCTGCAGCGTACTGGGCCGATAAGGTGAAGTGGTAATGGCTAAGGCCAAGTCAAAGGTCAATGCCGCTGGTAACTACACCAAGCCGACGATGCGTAAACAGATCTTTGAGCGCATCAAAGCTGGCAGCAAAGGCGGCAAACCAGGCCAATGGAGCGCCCGCAAAGCACAGATGCTTGCGGTCGAGTACAAAAAGTCAGGTGGAGGGTATAAGTAATGGCTAAGAATTGGATCAAGGACGCGATCAAGAAGCCCGGTGCCCTGCGTAAGAGCATGGGCGTCAAAAAGGGTGAGAAGATTCCGGCTAAAGAGCTGCGTGCAGCGGCTAAGAAGTCGGGTAAGACTGGCCAGCGCGCCCGCTTGGCTATGACTCTTCGTAAGATGAAGAAGGATTAGTCCATGGGGTTAGCCAAGTCACAGAAGTCCCTAAAGAAGTGGACTCGGGAAGAGTGGGGCACACGTTCTGGTAAGAACAGCACCCAAGGCCCGAAGGCGACTGGCGAACGGTACCTGCCGAAGAAAGCTCGGCAGGCGCTGTCCCCGCAGGAGTATGCTGCTACCACCCGCAACAAGCGTCGTTCGCTTGCTAAGGGCGAGCAGTTCTCGAAGCAACCAAAGCGTATCGCGAAGAAGACAGCGCGGTACCGTTAACTCAAGGAGATAGACGCATGAAGGCGAAGAAGAAAGGTGGAAAGGGCCCGATGCATCGCATGCCGGACGGTACGATGATGCCGGGCAAGACTCATAGCGCTAAAAAGCCCGCTAAGAAGTCGGCCAAGAAGAAATATTCCTATTAAATAGTTGCGAACTTTATACGCTGTTGTTAATCTACAACTGAACTCGTCCGTTGGAACGATATCCAGCCGTGTCGCACACGTAAAAAACGTGCTGATTTCGCCATGCATGGGCGTAAAACATGCCGAGGTCGCGCCTCGTTAATACGCGCTAAGTCGTGACCCCACGATACGGGGAAACGGTTTAGCCGCACCACAAGTCGGCTATAGGCTGGTAATGCATGTGCATTACTAGATTTTGTAACGCAATATGAAGGAGAAGCCAAATGGCTCTTACTAACTTTGCGGCGCTGACTAGTGAACAACTCACGGCGTGGAGCCGTGATTTCTGGCGCGTCGCTCGCAATATGTCGTTTGTGAACCAGTTCGCTGGTTCGGGTTCCAATGCAATGATCCAGCGCGTGACCGAGCTGACGAAGTCAGACAAGGGCACGAAGGCTGTCATCACGTTGCTCGCCGATATGACTGGCGACGGCGTGACGGGCGACAGCACGCTCGAGGGTAACGAAGAGGCGCTCCGCGCTTACGACATCACCATCGAGCTCGATCAGCTGCGCTTTGCGAACCGCATCGCGGGTCGCCTCGCTGACCAGAAGTCGGTCGTGAACTTCCGTGAGACCAGCCGTGACGCCCTCGCCTACGCGATGGCCGATCGTATGGACCAGCTTGCGTTCTTGACGCTCGCCGGTGTTGCTTACACGCACAAGACGAGCGGTGGTCTCCGCAGCGTTTTGGCCTCTGGCCAGAACCTGTCGAACCTCGAGTTCGCCTCGGACGTGTCGGCCCCGACCGCTGCCCGTCATCGTCGCGTTTCGGGTGACACCATTGTCGCCGGTGACACGACCGCCATCACTTCGGCGGACAAGCTGAAGTATCGGCACATCGTTGACCTCAAGGCTTACGCGAAGGACAACTACATCCGTGGTGTCCGTGGCGCTGGCAACGATGAGGTGTTCCACCTCTTCGTGACGCCGCAGCAGATGGCTGCCCTCAAGCTCGATTCGGACTTCCTTGCCAACGTTCGTAACGCTGGCATCCGTGGTCCGAGCAACCAGCTCTTCGCTGGCTCGAGCTCGTTGATGGTCGACGGCGTGATGGTGCACGAGTTCCGCCATGTGTTTAACACCGCTGGCGCGACCACGGGTACCTCGGCTAACGCCGGTGCCGCTGGCTACAAGTGGGGTGCTAACGCCAACGTTGTTGGTGGTCGTGCTCTGTTCTGTGGCGCTCAGGCGCTTGCGATGGCTGACATCGGTCTGCCGGAAATCGTCGAAGACACCTTCGATTACCAGAACCAGTCTGGTATCTCGATCGGTAAGATCTTCGGTCTCCGTAAGCCGAAGTACAACAGCGATTACAACGGGTCCGTCCAGGACTTCGGCGTGATCTGCCTCGACACGGCCGTCTAAGTCGTGAGGGGGCCCTCTCTTCGGAGGGGGTCCCCTACTCTTTCAAACCAGGAGGTTCCGTGAAGGTCATTGCAGACCGAGAGATTCGGGTAGCCACTTTAAGTGGTGCATGCGTACTGTTTTTTCCAGGTGTTGAGCGCGAAGTGTCCGACGAAATCGGCTTACTCGCCTTACAACTCGGAGCCAAACAGGTCGGTGTAGCAAAGGAACCTGAGCCGGTTGCTAAACCGGTGGCTCAACCAGAGGCAAAGGCCGCTGATGTTGAGGCGTTTGAAGAGTTCAAGACTCTTGATGATGTGATTAACGGGATCGAAAAAATCGTACAGTTTGCCGATCCAGAAGATTTTAAGGCTGATGGGACGCCCAAAGCCTCGGCGGTTAACCGTGTCGTCGGGCGTACAGTTAGTACCGAAGACCGGGAAGCGGCTTGGGAGGCGTTCCTACACTCGTGAGGTAGACCATGGCTGTCACCGTACAAAGCGTTATTGACCGGGTCCAAAAGACCCTTCAGGACACCACCGGTGTCCGTTGGCCCGTAGTGGATGAGCTCGTACTCTGGGTCAATGACGCCCAGCGGGAGATCGCGCTCCTTAAGCCAGATGCTTCTGCTAAGAACGTAACCGTCACTCTCGCTGCCGGTACGAAACAGGACATCCCTAGTGACGGCAATCGCCTACTTCGGGTGGTTCGTAATATGTCGGCTGCTTCCAACGGTGTTGGTAAGCGCGCTGTCCGCATCGTGTCTCGTGAAGTTCTCGATGCTCAGACTCCCGACTGGCACGACCCTCTCGTTACGGGCGACGCGGCCCATACAACGGTCGTAAAGCACTACATCTATGACGAGCAAAACCCGCGTAACTTCTACGTGTATCCGGGCGTGGCAACGGCCGCTAGCTCGTTTGTCGAGATCATCTACTCGGCTAACCCTGTAACAGTGGCGCAGAACGGTAACTTGGACATCCCCGATATCTTCGCCAACGCAGTGATGAACTACGTTCTCTACATGGCTTACATGAAGGATGCGGATTACGCGGGCAATCAGCAACGCGCCTCTTCGCACTTCCAGTTGTTTATGGCGTCAATCACTGGCAAGGCTCAGCTTGATGCTTTGACCTCGCCTAACTTTGACTCCAGTCGTCTTGCTATGGCGGCTCCGGCAGTAGCGGGGTAATTCAGCATGGCGCTCTATGAGTCGCTGCTCCCTGAAATCATCCCGATGGTGCCCGGCTGCCCGGACACGCTGATCGAAAACAACATTCGAGCAGCTACCATCGAGTTGTGCGAGAAAGCCGCTGTACTCCAGGCTGAACTGGACGCGGTAACGACTGTCGCTGGTATCTATGAATATGATTTAGAACCGCCGACTGGTACGGTTGTTCATAAAATCATGTGGGTTGTGCACGATGGCAAGGACCTTGAGCCTATCAGCACCAATCTCCTTGAGCAGCGTAAGCAGAACTGGCGCGATGCTGACAATCGCGGTACTCCAGAGTACTACGTAAAAGTAAGCCAGTCGTTGTTCTGGATGGTTCCAGTTCCTAACGAGACCAAAGCGCTTAGCACTATTGTCCGTGCTCAGCTGAAGCCTACTCAAACTTCTATTTCGGCTGATGACGAGCTGATGTCTGAATACCGGGACACGATCGTAAACGGGGCGCTGTTCCGTCTACTGCGTTTGCCCAGCAAGAACTGGACTGATTTTGCTGGCGCACAGGTTTACTCCTCTCTCTTTAATGAGGGGATCATTCAAGCTGATCGTCGTGCTAGGAATGCCGACGTTGGTATCGCTAGGAAGGTAGCGTATGGCGGAATTTACACACCATTCTCCCAACGACGTAATCGTTACGGCAGAGGCGGTTGAACCCGTAGTAGCCGACGTTAGAAGAGAGTGGGACTGGATAAGGCCCGGTGTCGAAGAGATACTACGTAATTCGAAATCGCTTACGTATCGGGCAGAAGATGTTTACGCAGCCTGCGTTAACCACCAGGCCGTGCTTTGGGTGACAAGTGAAGGCTTCGTCGTTTCGACAACCGAGACTGACACCTTCACAGGTAAAAAGACGATGTTTCTTTGGCTCGCATGGGCTAAGGAAAAGGGGAATAGCTTGGTATCTAAATACCAGTCGTTCTTCGAGAGAGTGGCGCGCGAGGCAGGGTACAGCTACCTGGAAACTAGGTCGCCCTTCCTAGGCTTGATGTCACACTTGGAGGCTCACGGCTGGTCAATTGATACTGTTGTGTATACGAGGGAACTATAGTGTCCAGCAAACCGAAAGCAGCTGATTACAAGCCCAGCGAGGCAGAGAAAGCTTCTGCTTCGGTGGCAATGGCTGAGTATCAATACTTCAAAGAGAAGTATGACCCTCTGCTTCAGCAGATGCGCGATAAGTCGCTTACTGAAGACGTTCAGTCTAGCCTTCGCGGCCGAGCCAATGCCGATGTAATGCAGGCGCTTTCAACTCCTAGCTATCAGGCAGCTAGCAGCCCGACCGCTGCTGGTGACATGGCGCAGGCTCTTACTGGTCAGCTTGGGGCCGCAAACGTATCGGCTACTCAGGTTAAAAATACTATGCAGACCGGCGTGCTCGGTACTGCTCGCGGTCAGGCTGCTGACGCACAAAGCGGCATGGCGCAGGCTAGCCGACTTGCTACGTCGACTGCTTTGGAAAGGGCTCGCGCAAATCAACAAGTTGCTCAGGCCAAGCAGGCTGCGGTTGCTCAGATTGGCAGTACGGTTGTTGCACAAGGACTAGACAATATGTCTACAGCTTCTAATGCAGTGGACGCCGCAACCGGTCAACCTGTTTCTAGAGGTACTTTTTTTACTCCAGTTGATCCTACAGGCGCCAAAGTTACTGGCGCAAGAAACCGTCTTGGCTATTCGCAATTTTTCGGGGGCTAAGCAATGGCCGCTTCTTCTCTGTCTTTAAACCTAGAAGAAATGCTTCGTCTGCAACAGCAGATGCAGATTACTGGCGCTACTCAGAACCGCGCGCCAGTTACGCTTCCTAATGTAGATGATCCTGAAAAAGCGTATGCCAATCTTACTCGTCAAGAGTACATGGACTACGTTCAGAACTACCGTGGGTTCGAGGAAGAGCTGATCCGAAAGGCCCAGACCGATCGTTCATTGATAGACCAGGCTCGCAAAGACGTAGGTGTAGCCGCAGCTTTGACGCAAGGGGTTGCCTCTCGTAACGCTCAGCGATACGGCGTAACACTGACTCCTGCTCAACTGCAACAGCAGCAGTTGCGATTACAGCGCGCTAATACCCTCGGCGGGATTCAGGCTGTCAATGATGCAAAGATTGCACAGCGTGAATCGAACACAGCGCTGCTTTCTGACCTTATTAACATAGGCCAGGGAGTCAATCGCGCTTCGCAGCAGCAACTTGGTTCTGCAGCGGCTGACGCTACAGCTCGTAAGAATGCCTACACCCAGGCCAAAGCGCAGTCAAAAGCAAATACATACTCCACGATTGGATCGCTGGCATCAGCGGCCATTCTGGCGTTCGCGTTCTAGAGGTAAGTCATGGCACAAG